TTGGGTCTATTAAGACATCAAGTCTATCAAAAAATGTACCCGTAGGTACATGTCCACTATGTGAAGGTTTGTAAGGTAGTAAATTATATCTATACCCATCATCATTTAATTCTGTTAATGTTTTGTATGGATATAGTTCAGAGATTACAGGGTCAGCTTCATCAGTCGTGTCTAAAGGAATAAAAACAGATACTTTAGCATTTGGTAAACCAAAACCATTATTAACACTAACACGACCTACAACAACCCCATAATCAGAACATTGTCTTGTATATATTTGACTTTGCAGTAATTTTAAAGATAAAATCTCTAAATATTCAAACTCTTGGTCAATTAAAATATTTATTGATTCATCAACACCAGGTTTGGTTCTTATTCTATATGAATTTGACATTCTATTACTTTTTTTTAATAAATAGTTAATATGTTATTTTATAAAAATAAGCAAGAATATTAAAAAATAAATTACTATGTGAAATTAGTGGTTTTTAGATTTTTAACTCTAACATTAATATCTTTATTAGGGTATCTAATTTGATAAGTTTGTTTTGGTTCAGCAAAAATAGTATCGTCAATTAATTCAATTTGTTTAGTTTCTGAATCCAAGTATCTTTGAGATGTTTGAGATGATGAATATTGACCCCCAATTTTATTAAAAAACTGAATATCTGAAATAGCAATTACCCCATTTTCACTTTGAATTAGTCGTCTAATTTCGGAAACAAATACATTCTCACCCATACCTCTATTGGATGGATTAAAATAGTCTGAAATAATATTAATAATTTTAGAGATAACAATACCTTGGTTTTGACTATTATCTAATACCACATCAATATTAACCCCTAAATCAATCACATTAGCAGTTTCAATAGATATGTAATCATTAATCATACGATAATTAGATAGGTAATTTGCAAGATTGTTTTTCAATGTGTTTGAAACAATTTCTGTAAGAGTACCATTCTCATCATAAGAAAGCATTTGTATTTTAATCTTATTATTTTCTTCGGTAATGGCAACTTTAGCTGGAGCACCAAATTGTGAAGGCATTGTTCTAATAATAGAATCGTAATCATTAACAGTTACAGCTCTATTTTGAGCTGAAAAGTTATAAGACACTAAATTTCTAACTTCTTCGGTTGTTGGGTAGTTAGCACCACCTATCGCCGCGGTAACATTATTACATCTCAAGGAGTTAACAACACTAGTATTAATTGAGTCTGAAGGTCCATTAACAAAAAAGTCAATATTACCTAATTGAGTTATGACATTTATACCTAAATTACTTCCAGTTCCACCACCGACTCTATATTGAATAAATAAAGTTGAATTAGCTTTTAATGAACTACCTAAAGCAAGGTTATTTGAATACTTATATAAATCTAATTTAAATCCATCTCTAGCAAACTCCCTTAATTGTTCATCGGCGGATTGGTTACCACCACCAAAAGTCATTTTAAAGAAACCTTCCGGAGTGAATTCAGTTATAAATTTATCAGATGTTGACACATACTTACCTACTTTAATACCTGGACTATCTGAAACTTTTGTAGGGTCTTCAACAAATACTCTATCCTCAATTAAAGCTTTAACTTCATACCATCTATTATCTAAACCTAAAAATTCCTGCATTGACGGAACATTACTATATTGAGTTCCATCTTTTAAAATAACACTTGTAACTCCTAAAACATTTTTGTCTGGTAAAAATAACTCAAAAAATGGTTTAATATCATTAGCTGTGATAGTTCTTTTAAATACTTTTGTAACACCATTAACAACAGTTTCTCGTTTAACAATAGTGTAATTTAATAATGTATTATTAGAATCAAAATTAGGTATTTTTAATCTATTTGGATATCCTTCAGCGTTTATTGGTGACGCGAAATCAATATCATAGACAGTTTCAAATACTTGTCCAGCACCACTGGCTTGAGACCCTCTTCTTAAAATACCACAATATCTTAAGTCTTCTTTATCACCATAAGCCGGAACTGTAATTGAAAAGTCAACTAAAGCAACCGATGGTCTTTGTCCCGGTATTTTTAATCCATAAGTTTTGGCGATATTATATATTGATGATTTTTGTTGAGCGTATTGCAAAACCGTTTCCTGAATACTTCTATCAATATTGAAATGTAAGTTATCCGCAACGGCAGCGTTCAAATCTAATAATACTGAAAATACTGAAGCATCATTAAAACTATCAATTAATTCAGGATAATAACTTCTTGTGAAATTTATTAATTCAGTTCTAAGAGATTGAAAATCTCTTGTTGTATAGGATATTTTTTTATTAGCCATATTTCTTATATATTAATTATTACAAAATCACCACCTCTAAATACATCGTCAGTAACTTTATAATCTATTTTAACTTTAGCGGTATGTTCTTTAGCTGCCATACCAGGTACTCTAAATATTCTTTCGTTATTATCACCAATATAAGAACCTTTATCTTCATCACCTTCCGATGCCGGATTAATACTTATATTAGTTATAGTTAAACCCGGTAAATATTCATTAACCGAATCTCGTATTTCAGCATCAATATCTGAAAATGTTGGACCATCTAATGGTTCAAAAATAAATTCGTATAATCTAGTTCCAAAATCAGGTAAATAATATCTCGTACCTTTTCTTGTTAGTAAAAGGTGTATTAATTCCGACCTAATTTCTTCGTCACTATAACTTGTTAAACTCAAGTATTTACCATCAAAAGAATCCCTAAAAGGAAATGTTAAACCATATGTATATCCGTCTGCCATAATTATAAATATCGTATAAAGAAAAAATCACGAACATTGTCGTGATTTTTTTCTATTTCTTTATGAAGAACAACCAAAACACTCAAATTCAGATTCTTGTGGTTTGTTATTTATAGTAACATTAGGTTTCTCAATAGGATTACTCATTTTAGACATATCAATCGCTAAATGTTTAGCACCCGTTGATATGGCTTGAGTTCTCACATAATAACATAATGTTTTTAATCCTTTATCCCAAGAGTGAAAATGTGACGAAGATATTTTTGATAAGGTTGGATTTGCCATATAAATGTTCATTGATTGTGATTGGTCAATGAACGGAGCTCTTTCAGCCGCCATATCAATTAATTCTCTTTGTGATATCTCCCAAATTGTTTTATACTTCGCAATTAAATGTTCAGTTCTTTTAAGTTTTTTAAGATAATTTTTATCTTCAGAATCTAAATATTTATTGAAATTAATGTGTTGGATAGAACCACCATCAACAATAATATCATTTTTCAATTCTTCAGACCAAATACCTAATTTCTCAAAATCATTAATCAAATACTTGTTAACAATTAAAATCTCACCTCCAACAACACGTCTGTTAAATAACGCAGAATGTGCCGGTTCAGTCATTTCAAATGAACCTGTTATTTTAGCTGACGACGCAACAGGCATTTGTGCTGTAAATAAAGAATTACAAATTCCAAATTCTTTAACACTTTCTTTTAATGAACTCCAATCCCACATCAAATCAGATTGGTCAACACCCCACATATCAAATTGGAATACTCCATTAGACATTGGTGACCCTTCAAAGAAGTTATATGGTTCATATTTACCATTTTTACATAAGTCATTACTTTCCGTAATCGCAGCAAAATAAATTGTCTCAAAAATCTGTTTATTCAATACTCTCGCTTCTTCAGATGTGAAAATATAATCTAAAATATAAAAAACATCCGCTAATCCTTGAGTACCAATAGCAATAGCTCTTTGTTCTAAACCACCTTTTTCCCCTTTAGAAGTTGAATAACTATTAATGTTAATAACTTTGTTTAAAGTTCTGGTAACCTTTCTAACTTCAGTATATAGTAAGTTAAAGTCAAATTTTCCGTCAATAATGAAATTTTTCAAGACCATTGATGATAAAGTACAGATTGCTGTAGTTTTTTCATCGGTATATTGGTAAATCTCATTACACAAATTTGATTGTTTAATTACCCCAATGTTTTGATGGTTGGTTTTTCTATTAGCACTATCTTTTGAACATAAATACGGAACACCAGTTTCAACTTGAGATTCAATAATCTTATTCCAAATTTCAGTCGCTTTCGTTTTCTTACCAATACCTAATTCAACCGCTTTACGATAATTAGTTTCGTATTCATCACCATAACACTCTTGTAGAGCTTTAACACCAGCTTTCTTAATATCATTAGGACAAAACAAATACCAATCCTCGTTATTTTTAACGGCTCTCATAAAGTTATCTGGAATCCATAAAGCGGTGAATAAATCTCTAGCTCTTAACTCATCTTTCCCAGTGTTTTTCTTAATATCTAACAAATCATAGATATCTTTGTGCCAAGGTTCTAAATAAATCGCAGCACTACCAGGTCTTCTACCTTGTTGATTAAAAAATCTTAAAGACTCATTAACAATTTTCAGATATTTTAATAAACCTCCAGCAAAACCACCAGATGTTGTAATACGACTTTCTTTACTTCTTTGGTTTGACATACATAACCCAATACCCGCAGCATCAGATGAATATGTTGAAATATCATTCAATGTATTCAATAACCCTTTTCTTGAATCAGCGTCATTATAATGTAACACACAAGATGCTAATTGGGGAATTAAAGTCCCAGAATTAATCATAATAGGTGTTGCTTTTGAGATTCTTTGTTCAGACAATGATTGATAATACTCTGTAGCTTCTTCAAAAGAATCTGTAACCCAAAGAGCTATCCTCATATACATATGTTGAGGTCTTTCAATAGCTTGTCCATTTGGTAACTTTAACAAATACATTTCTTGTAATGCTTTCCAAGCAAAATAATCAAAATTATAATCGTTATTGTGGTTTAATAATTTTTCAATATTTTCAGAACCATAATTTTCAATAGTCTCAATTAATTTGTCGTGAATAACACCTTCACTATGTAGTGTTGTCATAGTATTACCAAAACTATCATAACTGTCTTTATGGTAAGATGATATCGCAACTGATGACGCTAACCTTGAATAATCGTGATGACTTCCAGTATATGACGCAGCAATCTCGTATATTAACTTATCCAACTCTTTAGTCGTAATGTTACCTTCAGTAGGAACTGAAGTAATTACTTTGATGAATATTTCATCAGAATTAACATTCAGTCCTTTTGAGGCTTTCTTAATACGACCGTAAATTTTTTGGGGATTAAAGGCAACTTCATCCCCACTTCTTTTCTTTATCTTTAATGACATAGTAATTTATATATTTTTTTATTAAAAATCGTCAGTAAATGATAGCGTTTCATTCAATTTCGCTTTTTGATATTCAAGTGTTCTACCTTCAAAAAAGTTTCCTTTAGTTTCAATAGCTATCTGTTCCATAAATTTGAATGGTTGTTCAACATTGAATTGTTTTTTACATCCGAATTTCACTAAAAGTCCGTCAGTAACAAATTCTAAATATTGTTTCATCAAGTTATGGTTCATACCTATTAAAGATACGGGCAAAGATTCAGTAATAAACTCTTTTTCAATATCTAACGCTGATAATAAAATTTCTTTAATTCTTTTTTCAGTCGGTTTGTTCTCAATGTGGTTATTCAACAAATGAATTGCAAAGTCACAATGTAAGTTTTCATCCTTAAAAATAAGACTATTTGCAGAACATAATCCAGGCATAATACCTCTTGATTTCATCCAAAATATTGCACAAAACGAACCTGAAAAGAATATACCTTCTACAGCAGCAAAAGCTATTAACCTTTCTTCAAAGGTAGTGTCTTTAATCCAATCTAACGCCCATGCAGCTTTCTTTTGAACAGCAGGTAATCTATCAATCGCGTGGAAACACTCATCCTTTTCCTCCGAGTTAGATATATAAGTATCTATCAATAAAGAATACGTTAAAGAATGTATATTTTCCATCATTATTTGAAACCCATAAAAAAATTTTGCTTCCGGATATTGGACTTCTTTTAAAAAGTTTTCTGCCAAGTTTTCATTAACAATACCATCTGACGCAGCAAAGAATGATAAAACATTTTTAATGAAATATTTTTCATTATCTGTTAAATTTTCCCAATCTCTAATATCATCAGTTAAATCAATTTCTTCCGCAGTCCAAAAAGCAGCTTGGTGTTGTGTATAATATTCCCAAATATCTTTATGTTGAATAGGAAATATAACAAATCGGTCTTTATTCTCTTGTAATATTTTTTCCATTTTACTTATATTTTAGTTTTTAGTGTTTAATTTTCGTTTTTCAACCAAGTCTTTAATTCTTTGTCTATTTCTTTCTTCAGTTTGTTCTTCTAAACCTAAGAATGTTACAGAACTTTC